TCTATTGCTGGTTTAGGAGCTATGGTAGTCAAGGGCGGATTCTTAGCACTAGTTGCACCAAAGATCGGTGATTTTATTTCTGGTGCTATCAACGAGACTTTAAATGAATTCAATCCTCCAGATAAAAAAGGAGACGGAACATCAGAATTTAATAAATCTATTAGTGACGGTTTAGGCGATGCTTTCACATTTGGATTTATCGGAAGTTTGTTTGGTAAACGAGTTGCTGCTATCGCAGCCGCCGGTGGGTTTGTTAAATCATTCAGTGATGAAATCATCAAGAAGTTTGGTAACGAACAAGATGTCATAGACATGTTTGGTGTGGAATTTGATGAAAAGGCTGTTGGTAATATATTAGGTGCTATAGGAGCCGCAATTGCATTAGTGGCACCAATGGTGATTAGAAAAGCCCTTCCAAAATTTTTATCTAAAGCCATCGCTGGAGCCGCTGTCTTAGGTGCTGTAGGAGGCGCAGTAGCACTTGATAAAGATGGTAAAAAAGTTGATGCAAAACCAAGAAAGTTTACACAAAAAGGTTATCATCCAGATGGCTCTCCAAGGCTCTTTAATAGCGCAGGCAAAGAGATGCTACCTCACACCTCCCAATATAAATCAAGTAAACTTGCCTTTGATCAAGACCAAGATTTAATGTCAAGATTGAGAAAAAGTAAATATAAAAAGCTTGCAAAACTTAGTGGCGTTCTTGGTTCAGTAATATCAATGGGATTTTTAGCATCAATATTATTAAACGAAAAGCTTACTGACGATGAAAAAATTAAAACCATTGGTGCAGAATTAGGTACCATCTTTGGAGGAGTTGGTGGTGCTGCTTTAGGTTCGGCCGCTGGTTTAGCACTGGGTTTTACAAGCGGTCCAGGTATGATACTCACAGGAATCGGTGGCGGGATTGCGGGTGCATTTGCAGGTGAGTGGCTTGGTAATCAAATTGCAACTGGGATTGTGGGTAGTAAAAGTGATTTTGATGAACTTCCAGCAGATGTCGAAAATTCAGTCATGTTACCTACCGGTATGAATATGCCAGTTGAAGTTGCCCCTCGACCAACTAGAGAAAATAGTGGAAAATCGGGTCGAAATTTGCGACCGATGCAACAGAACTGGGATAGATTGTTTGGAGAAAGCTACGACCCAAGTGGATTGATGAAGCCTGAATTATTGATACCACCACAGGGTCCAAACCTACCAAGCACAACACCAACATTTGGACCAGATCAAGTAATATCTAGACAAAGGCGACTAGAATCATTAGAATCTAATGCGATGACGCAAGATCAAGCTCAAGCATCTGTGCTACTTGCTGAAGGAGCTAAAGTGTACAAAGCTGGTAATAACTCATCAGTAACAAACATAACTAACATTACTAAGGTTGATAGCTCAATATCTCTATCTAATGATAGCGGTATTATGACAGCATTCTCATAAGGTAAAAAAAAGAGAGGCCGAAGCCTCTCTTTAATACGTCACTTAGTTAACTTAGTTATCTGCAAGTGACTTGAAGAAATCCAAATCATCATCATCTGTACTAGACGAAAACGAACTTTCTTCTAAGGAGGGAGATGGAGCTTCACTCAAAGTTGGGGCTGAACGCTCTTTAAACTTAGGCGTAAACTCCATCTCCGGTACATCGTCCTCAGCCGTATGAGTGGGTGCGTGTTGGCTGCCGTCAAGACCTAGAACTTTGTACAGCTTCGCTTTAAGTTCATTATAAGACTTGAAGTTTTTAGGATCGATGATCTCTTGTAGCGAATGCTGGGATTTCCAGATTTGCTCAAGTCTCTCATCATCTTCTAACAATACACTAGCTGTATCGAAAGAGGACGGCTCATAAGTGCGATACCCACCATCGCCATTACGTGCTTTAAGTTTGAAGTTAGAACCTTCCCAAAAATCAAATGGGTTTAGTGCTTCTTCGTCTTCAAACTCTGGATTCATTGCAGCGTTTAGCTTATCAAAGATTTTCTTACCAAACTTATACTTGAAGACTTGGCCTTCGTTCTGAGGATTAGTAGGATCTTTCACAACATAAATGTTTGCGTGATAAGACAAACGGCGCTTTTGTTTACGAGCTTCTTCTTTGCCCGCATCCGTACCATTGTTCCAGAGCTGAGAGTTATACTCTGAAACTGGATCTTCTTGACCAATAGTAGTCAATGAGTTTTCGATGTACCAGCCACCTGGTCCTTGAAAGCCGTGATCAAAGACACGGACAAAGGGAAGGTCTTCACCTTCTGGTGCAGGCAAGAAGCGAATGACAGCGTAGCCATTGCCAGCTTTATCTACTTCTAGCTTCCAGTAATCGTCGTTATTATTATTTGAGGGACCTGCGTTGTTCAACTTTTGTAGTTGTGAATTCAACTTATCAAAAGACGAAGTACGGTTTTTCTTTAGTGCGGAAAATGATTGTGCCATATTTTGTATCTCCTATATGTGCGATGTATTACGGTATATTAAACGGTTTGTTCGAAGTTGTCAAGTAATATTTTCTTCATTTTAATTTTATCATACTCCATGAAGGGAAAATATTTCTTGCACTTTCTATTTATATCAGGATATATAAGTTTGTCAAGTAAAACCTTGTCCCAATGTGAAAAAACTTTGGTTATGTTTGCGATTATAGTTAACGTCTCTATACAGATGTCTCCTCTGATGTAGTGCTTTAGAAGCGGTGGATGTTGCCCGTCTTTAGAAAGAAGATTACTATTGAAGTCTTCATTCAACACGCCCAGTTCATTTTTAAATACGTAAGACAAAGATTGCTTACGCTTCTTCCAATCGAGGTATACCTTTTCACCTTTATCATCATTCACAATGTCGCCTATCCAGATATTAGAGTTTTCTAATACGTTTGCTAAGACATAGTTTTTTGCATCACTGTGCTTTGATAATTTATAATAGTGAAACTTATCCTTTCGATTTTCAAAAGCAGTAGGGTTCGTACTTGTCTTTCCATTGTATTTAAAAAAGTCGTAGTTAGATGTGAAGTGTTGTTTTAATGCTAAAAAATAGCAGTACACTTCGTAAGCGTCTTTCGTGGAATAGATGCTCATATTGGTAACTTAGTACTTCTTTCGACCATATTTAATCGTTCGGCGTCATCTCTAACTTTTGATTTTAGAACTGGTGAACGACGAATGATTTCTCCAATAAGATCAATTTCCAAGTTGTTAGTTTCGGCATAATAAACTAGAGCATCTATATAAGATACTTCTTCGTTTACATAACCTTGAATTTCTACTAGTATTTGTTCAGCTTTCATTGCCTCTTCCATAGACAATTAACCCAACAATGTCTTAACGCCAATTGACCAATTCTCTGCAGCATCTTCTACATAATGAAGAGATTTACCAGGAAACGATTCTTTAACGATAAGTGTACCATCATGGCCATAGAAGTCAATATAGTAGCTGTCACCATCTTGCTTTACCTCGGCTCGACCATTCGTAGATTCTGAAATATAAGTTGAAATAATATTTGACATGTCAAACTCCTAAGCTGTGTCTAATTTCTAATTTTTTATGCTCTCTACCTAAAGCATATGCTTCATAATAAAGTCGAGCAGTCTCTGCATCATCGATATACAACTCATCAGCAATCCAAACTTTACCTGCCTTTAAGTCGAATGATACTCCATATGTGTTACCCTTTATCGTATGCATGAAATACTCCTCTGATTCAATATATACAATATAACAGGTAACACATACTTTGTCAAGTAATTTATAGGCCGTTTGGAACAATAATGTAATGAATCATTAGCACTAGTGCGACACTTGCGCCAAGTCCTACCATCATCTTACCAAAGTCCTTTGCCACTAGTGGAAACACACTCTTTGTTTTCTTCTTACCAAAGTATGTTGCCATAGCTAACTCACGTCCTGCTAACAAGCCTACGAACACCCATGTTGTACTCATAGGAATATCGTTTAGTTCTTTAAAGAAGTATAAACATAACCAATAGAATAGATCAATTAGTGTAGCACTTCTAACGTAACGAGTGTTATGTTTCTCCAAAACAATCTTTTGAATGCGCCCACCTTTTTCTTTAAACATAAAGAACAAGCCCACAACAAATACAAAACTAATAAAGACCATTAAGTCTAAAGGTATTGCTCTTGGTAGAAACACTGCGATGTTAGCAATATCATGTGATAACCACGTGAACCATAATCCACCTGTTGCTACCCATTGTGCTACACGCCAAAACTTTTTATTGCCTTCACTAACGGGCTGTGTTTCATCATACCATCTACCAAAGTATTTGTGTATCGCAAACCAAACTGCATAAGCAAATGCGGCTGCTACACCATAACCCATAATAGATTTCATCAGCATCTTCTCTAGTACAAATGTACTTGCGAATACTGATAAGACTAGGAATGATGTTGAAACAGGTACACCCATTCGTGTTAATGCTACAAGAATAGCGGGTGCGGCGGCATGATACCATTGCACTTCTTGGAATGGGATTTTGTTTA